GATTACGCATTGCTTTTGTCAGACCTTTTTTTTACAATAGCACTCCACCACGCGCCTATAGCTCAACAGGATAGAGCAGTTGCCTCCTAAGCGATCGATCGGGGTTCGAGTCCCTGTGGGCGCACCAACAAATATAACGACATTACACGATAAACCCTTGTAAGCCACGAGCTGCAAGGGTTTTTTATTAATTAATACCCGATAGTCACCGATTGATAGCGGTATCTGCTACTTGTACACGGTAAAAATAACGGTATTATAGACGGTAATCATCGATACCGCCAAACAGGATACCGTCAAAATGGCTAAAGTAATAAAACCATTGACTGATTCACAGGTCAAACAAGCCAAGCCGAAAGATAAGCCTTACAAACTGGCAGATGGTGGGCGTCTTTATTTATATGTTAGCAAACTCGGTGCTAAGTCATGGCGAATGGATTACGTGCGCCCGATTAGCAAAAAGCGCGCGACCATCACTTTAGGGCTTTATCCTGACGTTACTTTGTCACAAGCTCGAATACAGCGCAAAGAGATCCGCGCACTGTTGGCACAAGGTATCGACCCGCAGCAGCAAAAGATAGATGATGAGCAAGCGCAGGCGATGCTATCAAACAACACGTTTGCAGCAGTAGCAGCGGACTATATGAGCCGTAAGCGCAATGTCAGCGCTGCTACTATCGTAAATAACAATAGACAGCTTGCTCGGCTAAATAAGCACATTGGCGATATGCCGATAACTGACATTAAACCGATTGACGTATTAAAAGCTTGCCGGACTGCTGAAGCACAAGGTTACTATGAGACTGCTATTAAGATGCGGACCATCGCAGGCCAAGTATTTAGGTATGGCGTACAAACTGCCATGTGCGAGCGCGATGTAACCCAAGATTTAATCGGCGCACTACAGGCACCAATAGTAGCGCATCATCCGGCCATTACGGACCCGAAAGAGTTAGGCATCTTACTAAATGCAATCGATAGCTATGAGGGTAGTTTTGAAGTGCGTATCGCAATTAAACTTATACCTATGCTATTTGTGAGAGCTGGAGAATTGCGTTATGCACTGTGGGACGAATTTGATTTGGACGAAGGAACTTGGACGTTTACGCCTAGAAAGACGCAAAGACAAACAGGCGTATCGCTTATTGTTCCCTTGCCTACACAAGCGATTGAGTTAATACGTGAGCTATCATTACACGCGCGCAGTAAGTACCTATTCCCTGCTATTCACACGACGGTTAAGCCGATGAGTGAAAATACAATGAATCAGGCGTTAAAGCGATTAGGCTATGACGGGACCAAACAAACAATTCATGGCTTTAGGGCAACCGCCAGGACGCTGATTGTAGAAAAGCTGAAGTACCCTGAAAACTTGGTTGAAATGCAATTGGGCCATAATGTTAGGGATATGCACGGCCGTGCTTATAATAGGACCGTATTTTTAGATGAACGTAGAGCTATGATGCAGAAATGGGCTGATTATTTAGATGGTCTACGAACCACCGATTAATACTCGGTTGTTGAAATTTTGGCAAATAAAAAAGCCCACCAAATTAATGTGGGCTTTGCCTATAGCACGCCATAGGTAAGTAATAAGGCAACAGCGCTGATACAACACCATTCGCGTCAGGCAAGTAATCTCACCCTTACCCGCTAACCTTATGTAGCTATTATAGCAGCTAAACATAGCTAAAGGTAGCTACCAACCTTGTCTTTTAGCCAACTTGTAGGCATTAGCGAGTTTTACATCATACTGATTTTTAGCGTAAGCCGAGCCGTTATAGCCACGCGCAAATCCCGCCCAGTCATGGCGATACAACTTACTAATTAAGCCATTGGCTTTTAAGAACATACCCATCGCTTTAAGCTGTTTGGCTTCGCTCTCATACATATCATCAATAAATGCTTTGACCGATGGATAGCCAATGCTTACAGCGTTTCTACCTAATATCTGCCCTAATCCCCACGATGCAGACTTGTGCGCCGCCTCCCAGTTTAATTCTGCAGCAACCTTTAACTTATCATGCGAGCTACCACCTATACGATATAGTGATTTATCCCATGTTGGCGATAAGATGCCAGGGTGTGATTTTTGCAACTCAGCACGTTTAGTGTAGTAGTGGATTTTACCTAGTTCACCCCAAAAAACATGAGGCTCAAAAAGTATTGTAGGGCGACCTTGATTGTCAAAACCATTGCCTGCTGCCTCAACATCAATGACCGCTTTTAAGGCTGCCGGCTCAATGTTTAAATCATTAGCCACTGCGATAATATCGGCTTTAGATAGCTTTTTGCTGCTACTCACATCCCACCCCATCAATAAAGACAACTGCTCTTGCAAAAAATCAGGACTCATTGTGATTAGCATATTGTTAATAGCAGCGACCTGCACAAACGTTAATCTTTTATTTGCTTGATTGGCTCGCACCCAGTCAAATAGCTCTTTTGCGTCCATATTCCACCCCAAAAAAAGCCCCAATTAAGGGGCTGTATTTATTTTTGTTTGCATCTGCGTATCAGCGGCAAGTAGTAATTAATCGCAACAAGCGTTAATAGCCAACACACGCCGTTTAAGATACGACTTGCTGTATAACCCCATGTGCCAAACCATTCACTGCGAATATCTAGCCATGCTGGTATGTGATAAATAGCTGCATAAGTGACTAACAGTAATGCAGCCCAATACAAAATACCGCTTGCAATAACCATCGCAAAAATCAAAGGTGTATAACTGCGACGATTGAAAGCTCCTATTTTGATAAACATAAAAACGCCAGCTATTAAGCTGACAATACAAACAATCAAGTCGTAATTAATCGGATTCATTTTTATTACCCTTGCTGGTTTTGCGACCAAATATTCGATCGGTAGCGGCATTTTTGCCCAAATCGTAAATGCTGTTTTGACGTTTTTGGCTGCTGATATAAACCATAAAGCCCGCACAAATTGGCGCGCTAAAACTTGATGCCCCAATCGTAAACAGCATGATTGCGCCCATCGGTGTGTCAGTCAGTGCATCAATGGCCAAGCTGATAGCCATGCCCCAAAACGTTCCAAGAAACGCCTTTGCTAGTGTTGGATACTTTAAGTATCTATCGACCTCAGCAATATGGATAAAGCCTGCACCAATACCGCCACCGATAGCAAACACCCAAACACCTATCCATTCAGGCGTAAATGGCGGTTGCAAGTGCCCCATGCCTAATTGTTCCGCCGCATTTGCAGCAATAGCTGACATGGGGTAAGCAAGTACTATGGTTAGCACAAACGCCCAAATCAGCCGCTTTAAATTAACTTGCGGCATACGTCCTCCTTAAATTTCAAACATAAAAAAACCACTCAAAAGAGTGGTTAGTAACCTGCGATTGCTTTACTGTCTTGTAGCTCTTTCATCATCTGCTCAAACGTGCTTTGCTGTGCCTCCGGTATCGTGGCATTAACAGAGCGACCGCCTACGTTAAAATTAACGTCGATTGTGCGAGATGATGCGCTGTTCTTATTGCCGCTAGTGTTTACCTGCGCTGTATTAGCAACTGACTTTTCTCTTGCGGTAGTTTCCATTTCACGCGCTTTTTTATCTTCTTCGCGGTTAATCTGCTTTTGCAACTCAAGCGCACGGCTTAATTGTGCTGCCTCTTCATTATTGCCGCGAGCTTTAGCTTCATTCAGTTTTTCTTGCAGCTCAGTGAGTTTGCGAGTCTGTTCTATATCACGCGCTTTGTCCTCATTGCCCTGCATCTTAGCAAGCGCCGCCTCTAAGCTATCCGCCGTGTTTTTAGCATCATCAGCCAAGCCTTGCATACGTTGACGGGCGCTATCTATCGCGCCTTTAAGTTTATCGAGCGTCTGATTATCCATACGGATAACGCCCTGAATACTGGCATCAGTCGCTTTTCGTAGCGCTGCTTGAGCATCTGCTAAATCACGACTAGACACAGCATTGCCGCTTAATGCTTGTGACATCTGCTCGGCTCTGTTCTTGGCTTGCTCAAAACTAGAAACTTGCGACTTAACAACATCGTCCATGCGCTGCATATCGCGGGTAAAATCAGCTATTCCTAACCATCTTTTGCCCTCAAAATGACCGAGCGAATCCATCAAGTTATTCCATACCGCATTGGTCTGCTCGGTAGTGACGCTCATGCCTTCAAGCGCACTGATTTTGTTTTTGATAGCCCCTGTGACTTGCTGCATAAACGCAAGGCTTGCACTCTCACTTTGATTCGCAGCATCAGTCGCAAACTTAGCATTCCAAGTCGATGTTGACTGCTCTTTTCTGGCAGCGGTATTCTCTCTGATTGCAACTGTGTTTGTATTAGCTACATTAGCATTGCCGCCTAGCGCCAACGTGTGCTTGTTTATCGCATCAGACGCAAGCTCGGCCGCCTCAGCGCCACCTTTCATACCTGCTTGTAGTATCTTTTGCTGCTCGGCTGTGATAACTGACGACAGTCCATAATGCTTGGTGACTTCATTAAGCGCAATAAACTCTTCTTTGGTTTTAGCGGCGTTTAAGCCCTTCTCAAAAAGTGCAGATAGTAAACTAGCTTGTTCTGTGGCGCTATATGTACTTTCTGAGATTGATTTAGCACCATTAGCAACCAAGTCAAAAGTCTCTTGTGTTTTGCTATTAATGCCATTTAGGTTTTGCTGAACATCAATATTAAGCGCTGAAAATGTACCCTCGATTGCTTGGCGTGTCTTTTCAGCTACTCCCTCGGCTGTCATGCCAAAGTCTTTCATTGATTGATTAGCATCTTCTATGACAGTTTTATGAGTACCAGCTAGACCGCCAGCACCAACTATCAGACGGTTCATTATTTCAGAGCCAACTGTGGCTGCTTGTCCCGTTTCGGTAATAACTTTAAGTAATGATGCAAACTCCTCTGGCGCAGAAAAACCTTCTATCATCTTCGCTGTATCTTTGCGGATTTGCTCTAATGACTTTCCTGTTTCTTGTGCGCCCTCGAACGCTGATTCAGTGATACCTTTAAATACTTCAGCTATCGTTCCGCCTGATTCCTCGGTTGATTTTGCGGCTTCGTCTGCACTACCCGCTATAGAGTTAAAAGACTTGTGGATACTCTCAGCTGTTTTTGCCATTTCCTCGTCGGCGTATGCTCTAAAGTCCTCACTAGCTTTTAAGGCTCCGCCTAAGGATTTTGAATAACCCTCAATAGCCGTGCCAGTAAAACCAAAGAACTTAGCAATAGCTAACCCTGTATCTACAAAAAACTTATGAACCTCAACGCCAACAGTGAGAAGCATTGACAAAGCTACGCCAATAGCTAGAACGCCGTTTTTAAGGCCATTAAAGAAGATACTCAGCGCTTGAAACGCGCCGTTTGCTGCGACGCTAATGCCTCGCAGGGTTTCCAGACTATTGCTAACCCTGTCAATAACCTCGGCCATGTCTATGTTTTTGATAAAATCAACAATATAGACGGTTGCCTCAGTAAACACCTCGCCAATACTGGCGCCTAGCTGCTCAATTTTACCCGAGTCTATCAGCTCACCGATTACCGCCCCAATATCCTTAAAGGCTTGCGATAGCGGCTCTAGTATCGGCTCTCCTATCGTATCTTTGACTGACTGCCAAACACTGTCAAGGCTTGCAAACGCGCCTTGCCATGTATTATTCATGATCTCGGCTTGTTCTGCTGCTGCGCCACCTGCCCCGCGTAGCTTTTCTGTTAGCTCATCAAGTGCGGGCATACCTTGCGATAGCAGCGCTTTAAATGCTGGGCCTGCTTCAAGCCCCAGCGCATTGATTGCTTTCTGGCCTTTATCGCCTGACGCCGCAAGCTGCCTAACGGCTTCGTTAAAGTCATTGGTTGTAATGCCAATATTTGCAAGCTCACGCTTAAACGTTGAGGCGCTATTGCCAAACTGCGACAAAATACCATTGAGCGCTGTACCTGCTCGACTGGCATCAACACCAGCATCAGCAAACTTACCAATATAAGCGGCTGTTTCTTCTAATGTAAGCCCTAGCGCGTTTGCAGTTGGCGCAGCGTAGGATAATGCAGCACCTAGTCCTGATACGTCAGTGTTAGCACTTGCCGAGGCTTTGGCGAGTACGTCAGCGACACGCGCTGATTCGCTAAACTCAAGCCCCATACCTTGCACGGCTTTGGTTACAAAACCTGCGGCTTCTGATAGTCCAAGCGCGTTACCTTGCGCCAATGCTAAGACAGACGGAATTGTTTCAAGTGCTTGTTCGGTATTAAGACCTGCACGGGCTAATATCTCAAAGCCTTCGGCGGCTTGCGTAGCGTTATAGCGTGTTGACTTGCCAAGTTCGACAGACGCCTCTTTGATGCGGTCCATCTGTTCAACTGTGGCACCGGACACCGCTTGCACCGTTGCGAGTTGCTGCTCAAAATCAGACGCGCCTTTTACTGCATCAGATAAGAACCCAGCTACTTTAAATGTTGCAAAGCCTACGCCAAGCGCTGCCAGTGCTACGCCCACCTTGCCGATAGCAGAGTTTGCTCTATCAAGCCCTAAAGTGTCGGACGCAAAATTGATGATGTAATCTAAATCTGCCATAGCCTTCTCTTATTTTGGGTAATAAAAAAGCCTCACAAATTAATGCAAGGCTCTCCTTAGTTTGAATTTTAACTAGATTGCTATCGACCGTCCCAAATGCGCTTCCGTGCATCTTGACGCTCAATAAAAGCTTTTGCTTGCTCTAGCGCTATCTGACTACCGCCTTCACCTAAACTCACTAGCTTTCTTTGTTCACCAAAAGCATCGTAAATAAGACTGCTATGACTCTGTGCGCTACCTATTGCCGCATACAAATCACTCACTGCCTTATGAGCATCACCTAGCGACCAGGTACAAGCTCTTTGTGTTCAAAAGTCATGCTCATGGTGCCCCTTATTAAACGTTTCGGACTTTCGCAGCTTATAATAAAAAACCCACCATTCAATAGGTGGGTTTTTTATTTATGTGGGTACGATTAATCAGTACATTTTTTGACTAACTCATAATATTTAGCATGTGCCTCATATTTTCCTACAACATCTTGCGTTATGCTAGCATCAGGGTCTGCCATGAATTTTAAGTACCCTGCAAGCTCTGAGTCCATACCTACCAATAAATTCGCTTGCGCCCTAGTTAGGCATGGTGTAACAACCAGTTTATCCGCCTCGCGTCTTAATGCTTGCATATCTTGAACTACGTTAGATAGTGCTATTCTTGATGTTCTGCTCGCCACTATACTAGCATCGTTCCAGCGCTCCATAATATCGTCAAGCTTAGCTCTATCTTCTTTCTGTGTATTAATGTCTTCATATTCAATACCAGTTTCTGACTGAGATTCTTTTGCGGTTATTATTTCTTGTGCAGCAACTGGCATGCCTTCTAACTCCTCACGATCCTGTTGAATCTGGGTGTTTCTTGCTTGGTCTATCTCTCTGATTTTAATTTGATTGCGCAAAGCCTCAGTTTCAGCCATACGCGCAGTTCTAGCCTTATCAGACTGCGCGCTGCTATAGTAGTTATAACCAATAATCGCCAACAAAACCAAAGCCGCTATAGCGACCATTTTTTTAATATCCATCGCCAATACTCGATAAAGTTATATTTACCCAACTTTAACCGATTGGCAGTAATTGAGCAATACTAGCCGATAAGTGGCTTACGCTTTAATGGCTAAGATTATCTCGGGTAACTGGTACGCCGTTACTAACAGTATGGCGAATACAATTAGACAAATAATTGTGATCGCCGTGGGTATCAAACCATGTTTTTCGAGACTATTCATTACTGCCTCCATTAGTTTCGTGATATAATTATCCAATGTTGTTCTCCTAAATTGCGCTTAGGGGTTCAAATAAAAAAGCCCAACGGTTACAGCCGCTGGGCTTTTTGCTTGTTTGCCCACTGTATATGAGCAATATATTTAAATTGTCAAAAACTTGCGAACCTTACAGGGGTGTCGCTCTAAACCTCAATCTCTACATAAGTTAAATTAGGTGCTTGCGCTACAATCTGACCATCTTGAATAAAGACTTTTGATTGCAGCTCATAAGCCATATTTGATTGCACAATCGTATTGCCACCGACCTGCATGGTGACGGTATAGTTCGAGCCTTGCCTATCAATAACAGTCGCTAATTGTTTTGCACCTTGCTCAGTGACGTTCTTAAATAGCTGCCATAGGTTGCCGCTTGCCATCACACAATCTCCTTGTCAAAATGCCTTTCAACATCAATAGACTGGTCAATCTCAAGCGCTCGATTGCTCGATAGACGACCTGTGATGGTTGTGCCCCTGACCATACCAATCCATTGCTCACCATCATTGACACCGATTAGCATAGATGGTTTTAACACGCCAATATCAGCGACTAACGGCATTGATATACCGATGTTACCAATATCACCTGTGTCACTCAGTATCATATTGCCTCGGCTAATAGCGGCTAATTGGTCAGTCATTAAGTCACTTGTGACCATTGGCGGCTGATAACCTCCGCTGGTGCCTCTACGCTTAATCAATCCACCAAAGCTAGTGTCATGCTCACCATACAATAATACCCCATTGTATGCCGGTTTATTGACACGGCCACGGCTGCGGCTAGTGATTAATGAGATTGGCAATTCAACGCTAGGCGTTTGTGCTGCCCATTCCCATGACGGGATAGGATAGTGTGCTAGTACGTGCAAAATATCAGCACTCATATCAGCATTGATAAAGCCGCCGGCTGCCTCCGCTATCCACTGCAAGCTATTGATAGGCGTTTTACCTGTGTAGCTGTAAGTGTTAGCCGGTACATTCCAACCGTTTACCCCTGCTAATTGCCAATCTAAGCTAAAGCCTGACGCTACGCCATTACGGTTTAATTCCGCCTCAGCAATTTGTCTTGCGCTCATTGCCGCGTCAAACTTAAAGCCGCGCTGCTGTGCGTATGGGTGCGCGAGTAACATAGCGCGTGACTTGCCTTTTATTGTTAAGCTGCTTTCACCAAACGACACGCTGTCACTGCAATCATCTAAGATAAAGCGCCACAGATTGCCGTTACACGTAAAATCAACACCAATGCGCTGCTCGTGTGCTGTATCGACTTTAGATAGCTCTGAGAGTGGCACGGTCGCGCTAAACGTCCACGCATAGCTATTGCTATCAATGCCCACGCTAAAGCCTAGCAGCTTAATCTCACGCCCATCATCTGATCGCGTTAATGACACACTGTTTGTCACAAATATAACCCCTTTATTGTATGCCTCGCCTTGCTCACCTACTAGCAAGCTAAGCCATGCAATAGCATTTAGTGTTGCCTGACTATTGACCGCGATACCTGCTGATTTACCAAACACTTTTGGCTGGCACATCGTCACATCAAGCGTAGGATTAACTGCTAATGTCTTGCGCTTGCATGGATAATTTTCCATTGCATCGGCATCGGCTGCGGATAATATCAGCACCCCACGCGGCATCGTCATCGGCATTGATAAGCTGCTAGACGCACTCCTATCCGCAATACGCCTGTGCATCGGTAATGCTAATTCGTCATTATAGACATAGTGATGCAGCGCACCGCTACCACACTCCCAGCCCTCAATAATCTGCTCTTTGAGGATGACAGTTTGTGATAATGGCGGCGGTACATAGCGCAGTTTGCTAAACGGCAATCTAGCTGTTTCAATAAGTAAGCGTTTCTGCTGCGCTACAAATCGGTTGTAATCGCTAAACGTGCTTAGCTTATCAGTAAGTAGCTTAGCGTTTTCGCCATGCAAACTACGCTCGATTTGGCGCTTAGCCATTGCCTCAAAGCTAAACCATCTATCATGACCGACTAGCTTTGACTGCTCATACTGTAGCTGTGATTTGGTGCTGATAAATGCCTGATATTCGCCGCCTTGCTTACTGCCATCGCCTATCAGTTTTGACTGCTCAAATGATACCTGACTGCTTGATGTTAGTTGCTCGTTAGCTTCAAACTGCGCTTGATTGTCAGTGCCTATGAGTTTTGATTGCTGCCAATCAGCGGTGACTTGCTGTATTAGATTATTGTTAGCCTCAAATCCCGATTGCCTATCAATGCCTTGCAACTTAGCATTTTGCATATCACTAGATACATCAAGCATAACCAAACTAGGGTTATTGCTGTCATAACTTACGGCTGCGCTTGCCACTGGATTAAGCGTGGCTGTGGCAGTAACAGCTATGTTTGTATTAACTTCGGCTAATTCAGCAGATACACTAGCACTCACAACTGGCGTTAAAGCGGCTGTTGCTGTGACCGTGATATTAACCGATTTGTCTAGCTCATCGACTGATATAGTTGCGTTAGCTGTTGGCGTTAGCACTGCTGTAGCAATAACACCGATATTTACATCATTATTAACAGGCGGCGCTATCTCTTTACCGACTAACGTATGTAGCTTGCGCGTCATACCTAACGGTAATTCACTACTAACAGGCTGCTCGCTAATGAGTAGCGATAACGGCAATGGTAGCGACTTGGCATGATAATAAATAGGTGTGCCAGCATCGCCAAGCTGTCTATCTAAAGACAGTGGCAAAGCATCACTACTGCCGCGCTCATTAATATCAATCTCTAAGCGTAACGGTAATTTATCAGAACTTGCCATAGTCACGCCTTTTAATTTATTGCCATGATTGCCAAAGCGCCTGTTGCTGCTCAATCGTTAAGTCATTGGCAGGTTTGACGTAATCCCAAGCAAACGGCTCTAGCTCTCGCTTGTAGTCGCGCACCATGACTAAATACTCTCTAGCGGGGTCTAGCCCAAGAAAGAGATAGTGACCATTTTTGAGTGACGTAATTACTTGCTCTACAGCCATCGTTTGCGCGTTGAGTAGCCAAATATCACGCGAGGCGGGCTTACCCTGCACAGTGACGATACCATCTGCGCTGCCTGCGATATATCCGCTGTTTGCGAGTGATAGCGGCGTGTATGTTTTTGCGAGCACCTGCATATCAAAACTCCCAGTAATCAAGGCGGATTAATATAGTGCGGCAGTACGATTGCACAAGCGACGTAGTTGAGAGTGCAACCCCCAATCCTATGCTCAAGATAGGTCGCCCATCGACCATGTAATCGCTCACATCATAAAGATCATCTACTTTATTAACAACCTTAATTAATAAGGGTGATAACTCACCTAGCAATACTTTTTTATCTGATGATGCGAGATATAGCGGCGATATCAAGTCTACACTTGATACGCCAAGGGTATAATCAAGGACGGCGTAAGCAAAAGGGCTTGCAGCAAATATCTGAGCTGTAGTGTAAGTGCCTAACCTTAGTTGAGCGTAAGGGGCCTCAAAAATTCGGCTTGGTATCGATGCGTTTCCTCCGTGACCAACATTAAAAAACATCATGTTACTGCCCAGTGTATTAACCAATCCTGACTTTACTTGACTCAGGTAAGTCAATCTACACGATAACTTGTTTATTGCTGTGTGGTAGATAAGTTCGATAAAAACAATTCCACGCTCGGTTACTAATAATTGCCAGCCATTACTAGCGTGAGCTAGGTTCGCATAAGTGATTGATTTTGATACCGCATTGTATAACGGATTAACTCTTGCGCCTTGATACTGATAATACCAAGTCGTACTCGATGCACTTGTATCATCAATACCCAGCCGATAATCGCTCATAGCAACTGACGGACTGACAAACTCAATGACGTTACCGACCTCGCTTGTAGCTGTCCACCCTGCGCTCTCAGTCGTGCCATAACCATCGACGAGGCACGCTTTTAGCACAGCTTTAACATCACCTGCGGTACGACTGTTATAGTTGATTTGCGGCGCACCTGTATCAGTGCTTTTAAAGCGCAATACTGGCTCGTTAACTGGATTTAAAAAACTCATAATCTACCCTTATTTATTTAGTACAAGCTCATACGCGCCATGTGTGATAGGTTCGCAGCCATCAGAAATGTAAGTGATACCAACTATCAAGTTAGTATCGTAGTCAAACGACCAATTACCTGCTGCGTCCGGTATTGATTTACCTAAGCACTTGCCTGTTTTCCATTGGAATAAAAGCACGTAATCAACTGGCAATCCGTCAAAGCGTTTTGCTCTACCTGTAATCGTTGCCATATCACACGCCCATTGTTAGCGCCGTTAATGTCACATAGCCGCCCTGATATATTTGAGGTTTATCCAGCGCAAGCTCTGTCGCTACATCAAGCGTTGCTATGAGCGTTCCATCTGCTGCTAGTATCTTTGCCGCCGTTGGTACGCCTGACGCTATTGCTAACACCTTTGGCGGTATCTTAAACGTCATAACGGCGTTGGATATTGACTGCTGCACTGGATTGGTTAGCGCAATCTCAGCGGCAAGTGTTGCGCCCACATAAATTGATAAAACAGAATTGGTGCCGACGTTTAGCTTGTCGGCAATCCCTTGTAAGGCTGCGTTTTTTGCATCAACTGATAACTCCATTACGCAATCCTCTCTCTATCAATATTGGCATGATAGCCAATCGTAAAGTCGTAATTATCTGAGCTGCTGCCTTGATGTTGCTGGATAGCGTTACCAATCCAAACTGGGTACTTAGCCGCCGCTGTATTAATACGAACCACGTTATTAGCTGACCAACCTGTGCCCCATGCTTCTGACGGTATCGTAAAGTACGGATAGCCAGTCATCGGGTTAATCGGCGCTGTTAGTGTGCTAGTCGTGCCTGTGCCAATTTGACCGACCGTCTGACCGATAATGTTAAACGCTGTTTGACTGGTAAACACTAGCGCCCATCGCTCCTCAATCGCATCACGGTTAGTCACCACGATAGGATTGTTAGTCACTTGTAGTTGTGACGTTGTAGTATCACCGATTAAGCTATCACTCCAAACGCTTGACCATGACTTTTGACCAAACACGTTATACGCTCGCGCTTGCATATCACCTGCGAGTAGCATTGAGCTAAAAACTGCTGCCGTGCTGTAGTCGTGAGTGATAGGCGTTGATAGCGTTACACGACCTGATATATCGGTTTCAATAACTAGGGCAATATCCATAATGCGATATTTTGCCGTCAGTGGCGCTGTATAGCCTGACATATCAAACAAGCCGTTAAGCTGCAAAGTACCTGCGTCTAAGTCAATATCAAGATAATCAAAACTGACCTTTTTACCTGTGCTATCAACAACATTCACGTCAGATAATCGCTCAAAACCTAAGTCAAACAAGTCATTAGGCGCGTTGGTCGGTAACTGCATCGTTTTAAGCTCAGTAATCGCAATACTGTCACCTTTACGCACAAACGGTACACGACCGTCACTAGGCAGACGCACTGGATCAAGTCCGATTAGCTCTTTATCAAGCGGCAAGTAGCTGTAGGCAATCGCGTTATATCGAATCGTATTAGGATTGATATAAACTGGACGGTTAATATAATTAGTACCGCCCTCGATATAGATATTCTCAGCGTTATACCACGGCTGATTGACCACATCAGGATTGTCAGTGATTTTCAGCGCCTCGTAAAAATACAGCACTACAACACCCGCTTTAAAATCTACAAAGCCATGCGCGTATTGGCTGCCTGTAATCTTGCCTTGACCATCGGTTGATAGCGTGAGCTTTTGACCTGTTAATAAATCAACACTGATAGAGATTGAGTTTTCTTTTAGTGGTGCTACTGGTGTTTTAAATACCATGTTATAGACGGGCACATCATTAGCACCTCGCAACATCGAATTGACCACGGCACTATTTAGCTGATTAGCATCCCAATTTGACAGAGCAACCAAGCCTGACAAGTAGTCAATCGTGCCAACCACTTGAGCATTGCGCTTAATTTGTCCGAAACTATCAGTCAGCTTTGCGCCTAAAGCGGTCATCAACACAGAGCCGTTGACGATGGGGTCTGCTACTGTTGACGGCATATTGATAAATAAACTATTCGCTTTGACGGTCTTAGTTGCCGCCTCGGTTGTGTTTGCTGTATTAGCATTAAGTACGACTTGTACGTCTTTGTTTAAAAATGGTGCATCGACCAGCGTTTGATTAAATCCACTCATATTATTTATCCCTTATGCGCTGCGATACATTGGCGGCATTGCGTTAATCTCGGTGTGTACGGCTTGCGCTTTAATCGTAAAACTAATATCGCCTGTGGCTAAATCAACGCTACTACTGGTCAATGTCACGGTATAAGGTGACGCGCTTTGACCTGCCAATGACAAGCCGTTTGAGTTGATATTAAGCGTCGCAATCACTGTACCGCCGCCCATGTTGACCTCAACCGTTCCGCCTAGTATCGCCTCACCTGCTGATATTGTGCCGCTATATGAGCCGCCACTTATACCGTTAGGTGATGACTTGCTGACCGATTTTGTGCCACCTGCTGCAATCTTGTTATAAGACAGCGTAAAGTCTGTACCGACTGCCACCGATGTTTTGGGCGCAATGAGTATCGTATTGCCTAACAATTTACCTGTTGCATCACCTGTGATAGTGCCATTGGCTAGCGTTGCTGAACCTGTTGACCATGTGATAGTAATATCACCCTTTGGCATATCGCCGCCCAATGACAGCTTGTGATAAGCAGGCGCAAGCGTTAAGCCCGTGTAAGCGGTATTACCTAAATCCAAGCCAAACGAGTAAGTAATATAGCTACCCGCATCAGGAATTGCCTCGGTGCTTAGCAATGCCGTTGAGCCTTGCAATGTACCGCGCCCATTGCCGTTATCGTCAATTAGCAATCCACGACCGTTATCATGTACGAGGTAATTATTACCTTGTACCGTATAGCTGATTTTTAGGCTGTTAGGCACTGGCGGCGCTGCAAGCTCTTTAATAAAGTTATAGCCTGCATTATCGCCTACGATTTGATAATCAGTTTGCGCTACGCTTGTAACCTCGCTAGCTGCCTTGTACGTGCCCGTAATTGTCTGCTGACCCATAGGTGCATTGCTGTACCATGTGACGTTGCCTGTGCCATATCTGATAGACGCATACGCGATGTTATCCGTACCGACAAGCTCGCCATCTATATCTGTGAGCGTTAATCCACCAACGGTTAGCGATAATGTACCAACCGCCACACCTGACGCGATATTAAACGCGGTATTAGCAGCAACCGTTACCGATTGATTAATGCTGATAACGCCATTGCCACGCGCCTGAGTTGCGATTTGATTTGCCGCATCTAACTGCTGTAACGGCGTTTCAACCTGCGTACTTGGTACAACCTGCGTGTAGATTGAGTTTAGCTTTACCTGACGGCTTGTCATTGCCACTACTGGCTCAGCTAAGCGACTTGCACTGTAATACTTAGCAGCATCAGCAACACGCGCCTCACGTAAGATTGCGCGTCTGTTTGTGCTTGTGTTTTGATAAAACTCAGGTACCGTTAAGCCGTTGAATGTCTTTGTTAGCGTATCGCCAAATTCAATCGTCACCACGTTACGTGTCACTGATTCGCTCACTGTGCGCTGAAACTCACGTACTACGCTGTCAACCTTAAGCGGCCGGATGTACTGGTAAAACTCGTCAGATTGCCCCTCGTTTTGTACGATGACAAGCGGCTGACCGACTGCGGGTATTTGGTCTTTCAAGCCTAAAGAGATTTGAATAACACGTTGACCGGTTAATTGCGTTTCTAAGATATGCCCCGCCCACTTTGAGCCAAACGCTAGGTATGATTCAATCTTGTTTTGAGCGTCCACTCGTCTATCGGCAAAGCTGCTGGCTTTAAAGGCAAACACGCTGATATTCGGATTCTCTGGCAATTCAGTAAACAGCATTCGCACCGCTTGCAATAGTTCGGCATTAGCTGTTTTGACTGCCAACGATACTTTACGCAAGCGCACACGACCGATTAAGCGGTCAATATCGGACACATCGGGGAATAAATTGTTTGATACCCCATCAATGACGGCAATACCTGTAGGCAATCCGCCACCATCAGGCGTATCAGCCATAATCTCGGACTTTAGTATCTCTAAATCGTTTTGAGTAATTGCCATTGTTATCATCCGTCAAATTTTAGGCATTAAAAAAGCCCTAAATAAAGGGCTAAATAAATAATTGAATAAGGTCACACGCTCGGTATCTCTAAGAATTTAAGCGTCACGATAAATAGGTCGTCCAGTGATGGACTGATAAAATCCTTTACCGGCTTTGCAGTAATAGCCTCACCTGTTGTATCAAATATAACTTTGACGCGCTTAACCTGACCATCGGCTCGATAGTCTAGCCAAAAGGTAGCGCCTAACTTGTCACGCTCTGCTTTGAGCGCATTGACCGTACTACGAGTTAAAAAGCCCATATCACTAGGCGCTTGCATAGTGTAAGGTTTACCTGCTTGCCGTACTGATTGCTCGACAATCATAGTACCGTCTAATGCGTACTTAGTGCTTGATACTAGCGATGACCACTCATGCTCATCGCTAGGGTATAGCTCATCGTCAAGCTCAATAATAGCGCCTGTGGTTATATTAGTGAGCTTGGTATCCATGAGTTATCCTTAAGGTGTGGTGGTTTTAATGATGTTGATAATACGGCCATAACCATCGAGTAAGCTGCCATCTGATTGTACTTGGTCTTGCACGATAAGCGCTGTACCGCCAAACGTTAGCTCGCCCACTTCTTCGTTGATAAACTGCATTGAGTTATCAGTTTTAGGGCTGTAGCGATACAATTCAAACGAAATGGGGTCGCCACCAAACGCATCCACGCCCTTAAAGAATACATAGTATTCAGCATTATCGGGCATTGAGAAAAATTCAGATACTGTGATATCGCCTGCTGTATAACTTGCTTTAAGCGGCGTTGTAAATGATGCTAAATCTTTAAACGTAACCACACCATAATCCGCATCTAGCGTGTAGTTGGTGCCCTCAACCAAAGTGCCAGGAACGCCTGTGCTATCAGTGATAACCAAATCTGACACATTAACGCCGTTTAGTTTGATTGACTCACCTGCTAATGCTGTGGCAATCGCTTCATCGGTAACAGTAGCTGAGCCTTTACTGATTAACTCAGCACCAAACGCTAATGCTACGTCAGCAGGCACAAGCTCATTGGTTGTTGCTGATAGCTCAACAGTGCGACCAGTCGTTAAGATTTTAGCGTCTGCACGTTTGCCAGTCTTAGTTTCTTTGATGGTCGTGCTTTCAGTAGATACGCTTAGCTCTACTGAAGTTTGGTTGCCCAGTTCGCGAATGGTGCTACGTTTACCGTCAACAATACGCGCAATCATCAGCGAGCCTTGCAGCGATTTAAAGTGTTCATTTCTAGCCATGAGATATACCTCTATTAGATTTTGCGTAAAATTTCAAACATGAATGGGAAGTAAGCAAAGCCGCTATCGCTGCCATTGGTGACGGGACACGCTGTTTTATCAAAGCGCCCATAACCTGCTAGCTGTGGGTTAAAGTTCATCATGCAGTCATGTATCTGCATGATGTACGGGTCAGCCAGCGCTCTAATGCTTTGAGTGTCGCTTGATTGTGATTCGGTATCATTGACCTTTAAAACGATTAACCATTGGTCATACTGGATTGATTTAGTCTGACCACTGCGCCCTACCTGCTCAGCAAAGCGTTCGCCGTACCAAATAAGACTGACCGACGGCGCATTGTTGCGATTGTCAAGCATGGACTCAATGCTAAACGGCGTGTCAACAGCGATAAGTCCGTCAACATTGTTTTTGATGTTATCGACCAGTAGTGGCTCAACGGCAAAATACTCTAAGGTACTCATACGACCATTGCCCCTGATTTAAAACTGGTATCGTAAAAATCACCCGTTTTGTTAACAACATTGCCGTCATCGTCAATCAAAGATAACTTGCCTGACGCTATTTTATCGAGCCACAAAACAAGGTTTTTATAATCCTCATTTACATCATCAGGACGCTTGTTTTTGAATAGCTTATAGCGAGCAACTAAAGCTGTAGCATCTTTTAAAGAGCTGGGAATGGTCGCCAGTGGCAAGTAATCGGACACGTAACTGTTAATGTACCTTGTAGCATCGGCAATACGCGTAGCAGTCGCGTCAGGGTCATTGATATTGCGCTCTAACCCTGCAATGTCAGCCTCGCCGTATCTATCTACTAAATCATCTCTAGTAATCATTATTTCACCCTGTATGTTATTTCCTGTCGCATCTGTCCGGTGTCAATCAACGGCTTGCTTGAGCCTTTGCGCCTGATAGTCGCTGGCGCAAGCGGCGTAAATGTCGCTGTGACCATATACTTTTGCACATCAGCCACAGCCATAACACCAAGCCCTTGCCAAGCATTATTAAGCGACTGCCTGCGCCGTATGATGGGCGTAATCTGTTTACCTGCATACTTGATGTACTTGGCTCTATTTTGCTGTAAAGCAGGTTCAATAAATGCCCGTTTTGGTACGCCTAGCCCTAACTCATGAATAGCCGCTAAGCTGCTCATAGTGATAGGGTTTGGCGAGCCACTTGTGATTGATGGTCTATGCTGCTCATTACCGAAATAACCAACACTGACCTTTGCTGTATAACGCCTAGCAACTAGACGTATGCGGTCAAGCAAACCATTATCACGAGTGACCGTCGATGTGATAATCATTTAACTGTTTTGGCATCAGCCTTGTTTTCTGGCTTTGCCACCTTGTCAGCCGCTTTAGGTGCTGGCGTCAAATCAGGATTGACTACGGTTTTAGTTGCAGCTTTATCGACCACAAGCGAACCGTTGTCAAACAGTTTAGAACCAACGCCGTTTGCTTTAATCTTAGCTAATTGGTCATCTGCCAATTCGATAGCCTCACCTTTTTTAAAGGCGATATCTGCTACCGTGTAGCTGTCATGTGCGCCCACGTATTTAACCTTTGTCATTTTTAGTATCCTTTTTCGTTTCAGATTTAACTTCAACAATCGAGCCATCATCTAAAAACGCTTTACCAAAAGCATCGGCTTTTAACGCCTTGTCTTGCTCGGTTGTAATCTCAGTCTCAGCACCTTTGATAAACATGATGCCAGCGACACGGACTGAGCGATTAGCGCCGTTGTATGTATATTTACTCATTACTCTACCCTCAAAATTTGGACAATAAAAAAGCGCCTTATAGACGCTTAATTACTGTTTGGTTAGGCGCTCTTAGTATCGTAATAGCGCATTGAGTCAACACGTTTTAGCCAGACGCCTTGATAGATATAAGAGCCTGGTACAAAGATATCCAAACCTTTAGGCTGTGCTGGCTCAAACGCAAGTTCTTGCGGAATACGCATTTCAATGCAGTTTGGATCACGATTGTACGATACGATACGGTCAGAGCTTGCAGCCCCCATGCCATTACCGCGACGGTTGGCTGTGATTTCAATGTTACGACCTTCAAGTGCTGCTTCGTTGTTTTCACGAATGTACTTAATAAGCGGCGTCTCATTGGTGCTTGATACGGTACGGCCTGCTAGTGTGCGAGCGACAGACGTTGGCAACACTAATGTATTGATAGATACATCATCATCAAACGCAGCAGCATCAGCATTGTCATAGATAATTGTATTAAACAAATCTAGGACAGCGGCAACTGGTGCGGTTGCAAAGTCAATTGTGCGAGCATCAACGGCAACACCATCTTGGTTATAAAAACCTTTGACGCCTGTTGACTCCTCACCAACCCAAGCCACCTTGCTCATGTGACGCTCAAACGCCATTTGTGCAGCAGCGATTTTGTCAGCTTGCAAGCTAATACCCATTGCCAAGGCTGTGGCGATTTCGTGGATAGAGTATTGATAGCCAATCGTACCGATTTTGGTAGGTAGCGATACTTCATCATAGATAACTTCGGCCAATGGAATATCCATGCCAGTGCCGCTAAACGGCTTACCTTCACCAACGCCTTGCTTACGCGCTAGGTTGTGCGATGTGCCGACTACGGCGCTGATATTGTTATTAACTGGAATATATTTAGCATATTCCATCAATTCAGCCATTTGCGGTGTCATGCCGTTGATCTGCTCAACTTGCACCATTAGACGCGCTAACGATTCAAGATTAAACGCATCACCGACTTTGGCTTTAATATGGTCTGCAACTGGCATCAATCGCAAGCGCATTTGTTGTAATTTATCCATCTTAAACTCCCAAAATTTCAATAACGGTTAGATTTTGACTGCCAACAGACGGACTAGCAAAGCGCATACCCTCAACGGCGGTGGTAGTGGCGGTAATTTTACCGTCAGCAGTAGCGCCAACAACGGTTGTTAGGTCAGTGATTTTAGCAACCGATGGCGTCCATACTTTACCCTTAACCATAACTGGCACAACATCGCCTTTCTTATAGCTGTCAATCATGCCGTTTAATACGACAATACCAATATAACCAGCGGCGGTATTTTGTGTAGTGGTTGCGCCTTTTTTATCAGCAGTCAAATAGACAACCGAACCATCTTTAACCGGATAAGCAGGGTCAACCAATAATGGCAAACTCAATACTTCTTCTGGCATTGATTTAACGCGCATACCTGCAACTGCGATTGCATCATCGCCTTTTAGTAATGGTGTCATTATTTATCCCCTTTCCACATTTGTGATTTATCAAACGGCTTATCTTTATCAGCATCGCCTACGTTTGGATTGTTTAAGCCATTCAGTGCGCTGTCAGCAGCGTTTACTTGTGGCTTGCTATCAGCTGTCGCTAACAGTGCTTTAAACGCTGTATCAATAGCTGATTGCTCAGCATCGGCTACGCTGTCACCTACGATTGCCTTGACTAGATTGTCATCAGCTTTAGCGGTAATCACATCGCGGCGGATTTGCTCGCTAGATTTGCCGTCAGTGACGATTTTGTCATTCAGCTTTTTAGCATTGTCGATAGTAGCAACGCGGTCAGCGACCAATGCTTCAACCTGCTCAGGCGTGGTCTGCTTTGCCTCAAGTTCAGTGTTAGTTTCTGCCAGCGCCTTATTATCAGCGACTAACTTATCAATAGTGGCTTGTGTAGCGTTAAGCTCAGATAGACTAAACGCTTGGTCGCCCACTTTCAGCTCACTACCTTTTAGCGCGTCAAGCTCTGCGTTCTGCGCTGTAATAGCTTGAGCAAGCGTAGAATTATCGCCCACATCAAACTCAAGATTACCGATTTTTACTTTCATACCTTGCTCCGTTTTTACCGTTTGTTTATCGCCTATTTTGCAGTCATCGCCGCATCTGCCCTCACGGACAACAGCAACATGGTCAGCAACCATGCCTACCCATTGCCCGTGATATGCCTGTCCTGTCTCAGTTTGCCCTGCTGTCATATCAAGCTCAGCAGCGTACCCTAAAGATATTTGTTTAATATCGTCGTACTCGATAGCCTCAATTGCCCACTTATCTTTGATGGTTAAGTCGGCGACTAGATAACCGTTATCGGCTCGCACATTTTTTGCTGTACCTATAACATGGTCTTTGTAGTTATCAGCATTTAACTGATTGCCTTTAGGGTGCATCATCACAACATCGGATGCCGTAAAGCCGTCAATGACCGATTGACCAAAAAGCACATCAGGCGGCGTATAAATACCGATAATGTCTGTTGCCTCAAATCCGTCAGCGATACCAATCTCACCTGCGTAATACTCTTTGACCATCGGCTTAGCGAGCGTTACGTCTTTACAAATTAAAAACCCTTGCGGCGTTTTGATACGGCTTGTTGGTTTTAAGTCGATGACTTGATTAATCTTTATTTTCATAGTTACCTACTTTTATTTATTCGGGTGTAGCGGCTTAGGCGGCGCTTTCCGACTTTTGGGGACAGCGCCGCGCCAATTGTTAGTATTTCGGCTAGATTTACTGCGCCCTATCCATATACCTATAAACAAGCCAATCGCGTAAATAGCAACCGCTATCAGTCCGACCAATGTCGCGCTCATATCATCACCCATAAAAAAGCCGCGCAATTAAGGCGGCTATTATTTGTTGTCATCATCTTTCTTTCGGCGTTTGTTTTTAACCACTAATCCAATCTCAATCAGCAAGCTAATCACCTCTAACCATCTACGTGTATTCATATTGACCTCTTATTCTGTTAGAAAATCCAAATCAGGAATGGCAGTGCATCGGCATTGAATGGCTTGACCAGGGTGTCCGTCTATTGGCGGCTTATCCCAAGCTATCAAGTCGCCATCCCAGCGTCTATGCCTATCCCTTACGCGCTCGTCATGGCTTGTTGACCAATAGTAATGCGTAATGCCCAGTGATTGCTGTCTAATCTGTGACAGTCGGCTGTTAATCTTACCTAACTGGTCACGCGCTATCAGCTTTGCCCTGCTATCGGTCACGCCTCTTATCTTTTTAAGCTCGTCAGCTAGGGTATCGTTAAGCGTACCTGCTTGTAGGCTTGCCATGACAGCCTGTTCCACTCTATCAAGATACTGCTGTGGTATTGAATTAATAAGCGCAATATTAGCCGCTACTGCCTCATCTACCGCCTCTTTAAGTACGCTATCACTCATTAAGCCGCTAAAGTCGATACCTGTTTTACTCAGTATCATCTCTCTTAGCTGATTATCTGATTGTTGTCCTTGCTTGCTCACGACTGTTTGAGCCAATGCCTCGGCAATGCCTGACACTTTCGCTTTAACCGTGTTTGCTGTCTTGCTAAATGCAGATTTGAAGTCACTGAATATACTATCATTCACGATACGCTTACCATCACCAATACTAGGCTGCTCAATTAACGGCATGAGCGCCTTTACCGTTTCAGTGTGCATATCCTCAACGATAGCGAGCAATGCCCTTGTGTAGTCTAATTCGAGCTTACGAGATACGCGCACTGGCTTTGCTTTAGCCTTACGACCACGTTTGCGCTTACTCTGTTGCTGTATTAGCGGCTTTAACTGGTTTAGCATCGTCTAGCTCCGCATTAAAGTTAAGACCGCTTAAAAGCTCGATATGGTCATCATCAATCACGGTGTAAGTATCTTGCTCGACCAACTGCTTAGCGATTTGCGCCTCGGTGATAATGCCGTTCTCAAGATACTTAATATCACGCTCAGCATTGTTTTTCTCAATCTCACTCAACGTCTTTTCGTCAAGCTGCCACAATGGTGTAAATATTAAGCTTGGCTCAACGCTATCAGGTAGCAAATAACCGCTGATTATATCTATTAGATTTCGCAATACTGGCAGCAGATAATCACGCTGATAACTACCGACTGTATCGTAGTAGTTTTTCAAGTCATGCTCACCTGTTGAGTTTAATCCAGCAGGGGAGCGGCCAAACAATATAGTAAAGGGGATATCCGCCGCACCTGATAACTGAACCGCGAACTCCTGCATCAAATCAGGTAGGCCACTAAAGTTATAGGTCTTACTTTGATAATCTTCTTCTTTATCAAGTAGGACTGTGCCGTTATTACCTTTTAGCATACCGACCAATGCAAAGCGCTTAACGATAGCATCTGTTTGGTTTTCAATCTGATTGGCAAGCTCAGGCGTTTTGATAATGTCAATCTTAGCCTCATGCACCAATGACGCCGCGTTTGCATTGACACTGGCATAACGCAGTAGCTCAGAATGAATACTTTGTAGCACACTATCACCGCCGCGCCACTTAATCTCGATAAGGCGGCTGTGATGTACGATTTGGTTAGGCATACCCGCGCCTTGCTGTAACCGATAGTATACTGGCTTATCATATTCTCCCTGCGCCTCACTTGCAGGTCGCATCTCACTACCTGCTGCTAATTTTGATATTGATAAAGTGGTAATATAGCTCAAGCCCTTACTTGTGTTGATAGGCGTACTAAGCGGCATAGCATCATTGGTTGCGAGTAAGATATAAGACTTACCGTGCAATCTTGCAAGGCTCATTGCTTTACTCAGATGCACATCAATTTTTAATCGGTCAAGCTCGTTATTGAGCTTTTGTAGCTGATCGCCTGCGATACCGCCAAAGTAGTAACCCTGACGAAACATATCTTGTACTGGCCTATCAATAATCTTACGTGCTGTGGCATTAGACTTGTTTAGGTTGTCAAGCTCCATCACCGACTTTGGAACATGCCAAGCAAACTCGTCATGGCTGGCTTTGTCTCTACTGGTGCCAAGTTTGCTCACTAGATTAACCAGTGTGCTGTCAGCAATATTCATTAGTTTATTTAGCATAAAGTTATCTCTTAGCCTACAACGTCAAAGACGGATTTTGATTGCCTGCCAATATTAATTAAATCAATAAGCGGGTCGATTTGGTCATCATGGTCATGCGACATATCAGCACTAAATGCCTCAGCCTCGTCTATAAAATCACCAACCCAGTTAGCGTTAAGCGGCAAATAAACAATGCCGTCCTCAATGTAGGGGTGTGCGTCCATAAACCGTGTGAGCTTGTCTGTATTGCGCTGTACCGCTTTGATTGATATGCGGCTAGTGGTCTTTAGCGTTTGGATTAACCCTGTGCCACTTGCTTTATCCTCAATCGCCACATAGCGTAGATTAGGCGTGTTTATGTCATCGTTATGCTTTTTGATAAATGCGCTTGCCTTAACCATTAGCTCAGGCGCTTCCCATTTGCCACGTAGCACATCGACTATCACAAGATTGCCGTCATAATCCTCACCTGCTGCCATAAAGACGCTGTAATCATTTACTTCTTTTGTCTTTTGCGCGGTATCGGCAAAGATTGCCAGCCATTTAAGTTTTGGCAGTACCGTATATCGACCAAAATATGACGCCTTGATTAATCCGCCGCCTAATTTTGTAGGCGCTTGCATGTACTGACTGTGGAACGTGTAGCGACTGACCTTTTGGCCGTCTTTATCATTACCGCCTTGCTCAAGCTCTAGCAGTGATAACAATGACTCTTTAGCAGCCCAGTAGCTTTGTCTGCCTTTGTCGTCACGCTCAACGTCTGTGGGCACTAACTTTGCAATGCTAGGCGGTAACGTCTTGATAAACGCATCATCAATCAATGCCGGTATGTTGACGTGCCGCCATTTGCCACCCATATTCCCATCTAAGATAAATTGCGTGGGGTCATCACTATGCAATCGCTGCATAATTAAGATGATGGGCGTATCGCTTTTTGCCTTACGACTTTTTACTGTGTTAAGTAATTTACGGTTAGCTGCTTTACGCTTGGTGTCACTGAACGCATCTTCCGGCTTTAACGGATCATCAAGTACAATCAAGCCGTTAAAATCTTTTGACATACGACCTGCACGGCGACCAGTTACCTGACCACCCATTGAGGCGGCATAAATATGCCCACCCTCAAAGCCTTCAATATCTGTTTTCCATGAGCCTTTAGCATCTGTATCGCTTGATATAGCGACCGGCCATAACTGCTGATACGGTTTTGATTTAACAATAGTTCGAGCCGTTGACGATACGTCAGTGACCAAACTGTCACTAAATGACAAGTACAAAAACCGTGAGCGTGGATTGAGTGCCAACCCTCTAGGAATGATGTTCATTGCCATTTCGGTTTTAGAACCACCAGGGGGCAAGTTAAAGATTATGTTCTCTGTCTCTTTGCCGTCCTTTGCTCTTTGTATTAATCGGTCTATCTCATAAGCAATTAGATGATGATGCCAGTTGGTTAAAAACTTATCGCCCATGCGTTGTTTGAAAAAGTAACGGACAAAGAATAAGTGCTCATGCTCACAACGATGTTTTATTACTGATAGTTTATTCGCGTCAGTATTCATCGTCCAAATCCTTGCTGATAGCTTTTGCAATCTCAGCAGTTAAAGTTGGCGCAGGAGTCATTGAGCCATCTTCCGACACATGGTTGACCGTATCCTTAAACATACCCAAATGACGCGCCACGTTATCCAAGGCTTTCATTCTGTCAGCGGTCATAACCTCGATACCAAACTTGGTTTCTTTGGCGCCCTGGTATAGTAATTTAGCGGACGGTGAAAGCTTGCTCGTATCAGCGATATGCACATGCGGCGAACCCTCGCCTCTACAAATACCGCAATCGGGGTTAGGCTCACGGCTTGGGTCAATCTCACGAGCATCATCGTCATCGCCCATCGTAATGTTCTCGCCGTAGCAATACCCACAAGCGACACGCCTAACGCTAGACAGCTCGTTATAGTCCGCGTTGGCTATCTGCCACCACTTCCATAAAACTGTGTCAGCGTCAATTCTGAGCCGTTTGCGTCTGTCTGCTATTGCCTCATCGATTGCCTCGGCGACCATAACATTTGATAACAGGCGGCTTGACTGTTCTTGTGCTGTTCTTACGCTGTAGCCTGCACGGATAGCGGCTTGCGTACCGTTGAAATCAATAATGTACTCATCGACAAATAAACGTTGTTTTGTGGTGAGCGTTTTAGCTTTTGCCATGCTCACCTCCAATCAGCGAGTGTAAAAAAAGCCCATCAATCAATGTGGGCAAACTGGTTATTTGTTTTGGCAAATATCTTGCGTCTGCTTGTACTCAGCATAACTTAGGTACTCTGCTTTTATTTCATCACCAAATATAAACCAAATAGTAATGATAAGTACAACCCATCCAAAAAGCTCGCAATCCCAACTATACCTCATCACTCACCCTTACTTATTACCTATCGCGTCCATTTCACTCAATACCCTTTGCGAGCCTTTACGCCCACACTGGACACGCTTACTCATGAAGTCATACCAGTAGTCGGCGGCTTGTTTTCTACCGCTACTGTGGCACTGCTTCCAACGGTTAAAGATCTCAGCGTTTGATAAGTCACTCATGGCAGCTTCCATGCTAAATTGTATTCATAAAAACTCATGCTCAATAACAATAGCAAGCACAGTACCAATTAATAAAACCCATAACGAAACATGGTCAAACACATAAAATCCTAGTAGTACACCGACAGTTATATCGGTGTATTTGCTTATCCTGATTTTCATGCAATCCCTTGCCAAATTTTGGGCATAAAAAAAGCCCGATATGGAAAATCACATATCGGGTACAAAAACGTAGGCAATAAAAAAACGAAAGAACCGGAGAGTTATCTTTCGTTCAAGACATTCATATTTAAATCAATTTACAATTACTGCCATT